GGACTCTATCATCTCCGGAATAGAGTGGCGTCGACAGACGTCGTTGTCGGGGCGCTTACGTCCTTGTTCGCTATAGAGCCTTTCTGCAAGTGACCGCTGCTCGTGAAATGTTGCCGGTGTCCCCGTTCCCCAATCTATGTTTGCTTTATCCCGCGCTTTACTGAAATTTGTTGTGAGGGTGTTACCTGTAACCTGAGCTCCACGTTGTGCCATAGATGTCGAACGGAAGTAATGTACAAGATACTGACTGACAGCATAATCTCGGCAACGCGAGATAACCTCACGTAAGCTTGTGTTCAATGCATCGCAACGAAGAGAAAGAGGTAATGCCAACTTTGCCCCGGTTTTCTCCTGCACAACATGTAAGTGGTCATCCCAGATATCGCTGAATTTCATTGATGAAATATCACCCAAGCGTTGTCCTGTAACGACGGCCAATAGCATCGCATTGCCCATGTACCGATGCTGTTTATCAGCAATACTGAAAATCTTCTGCCACTCCTCTAAGCTCAAGCGTTGCCTGGTAATCTTCCTGCGTGGTTGCTTCGTGGCAAGCGCAGGATTGTAGCCAGGCGGGACCTCACCAACATGCTGAGCCTCTTTGAATACATCGATCAGCACAGAGCGAACAACCTGGCCCATACGTGGCTGTCCGGCGTCTGTGTACTCATCCAACAACGAAGCGATATCTCTGGCATCAACCTCGGGCAAAGATTTCATTGCAAATTTTTGGCGCAGAAGGTCCACAGGCTTACGTTTTTGTTTAAACGTGTTGGGCTTGATATCACCGGTGCTCAGTCGTTCTTCCTGTATTTTCCAATACCGGTCGAGCCAGGTACTGACAGTTATGTTTTTACCCTTAATTTGAGCGACGCGATCGCTAAGAGCCAAGATCTGCCGGCTACGTTGCTCCGCTAGTCGGCTATTGGCTTCGATCGCAATCTCACGAGCTTCCTGCTCATTGTCACCAAGAGCGTGGTACTTCCCTGTAACCGGATGACGGTATCGCCAGTAGACCTTATTGGCCTTGCGGCTAAATAGGGGATACAGGTTAGGAATATCAACATTGTTCTTACGTGGTCTGGCTGCCATCGTTCAATATCCTTTGGAGCTTCGGATTGTCATTGTGCTTAATGACCGGAGTAGTGAGTGGGCCAACTAGCTCAGCATCTTCTCGCACGCGCCATAACTTACCTTCCTTACGTGCAGGTGGGGCGAAGTGGCCCTCTTTAGCACAACGCCTCAAGGTATTTAGAGAGGGGGGGTTGCTGCGGTATCGCTCCGCAGCCCATTCTTCAAGTGTCAACATCTGTAACATCAAGTACCTCCACACATCACCCACCGCATTCGGGCATTAATTCAATCGTGACATGTCACACACTGTTAATTTGGTTTCATGCCATCCATAGGTTTGCCAGCACTCAGAATCACCAAGGAAATAACAACCTGCTGGATCACCTGGTAGTTTGTCTTTGCACTTACCGCAGCACCGTTTATTTCGTGCCGCCAGCTGCTTTTTTAATTCGGCGTTATCCTTCCTGATCAGCATTGTGATGTATTCATCCAGGTCGTATGGTTCGCGTTGTGGCCGGCGAGCTGCACAATTCTCTCGTAACATCTCAGCCTCTTGCTGATCTAGCTTGATTTCGACAGGGACAATACCAGCCAGTCGCTGGCGCTCGCGTTGGGCTGCTTTACGTTCTGCATTAGTCTTCGCCATTGATGATCTCCATATATGCATTTATGAAGGTTTGCGCAGCTTCCGCATTGATAGCATTGCCGTAGGCGCGCAGTCGTCCCACTCTTGCGGTAACCCCATTAGCCAACGGGAATGAGCCGGGTCTAACTGGCCGCCACTTTTCATCCCTGCAGAAAAGCCAGTCAGCATCTCGCCAGAAACCATTAGTCTGGCTTGGGTTCGCGCTCCGTAGGCAGGCCTTGCTGCCTTTTCCCCATCTAATGCCTTCGGCGCTGTCCATGCTGTCAACCACGCCACTCGTCCCAGCAATGAGTTCAGTGGAACATTCAGGCATTCTTTTCCGTCCTTCCAGTCCCTCGTGGTGGGTGTTGGCCACCCAGTATGCGCGGTCACGGATGTGCGGAGAACCGACGCCCGCAGACGGGAACGGGACAATCCCGAAGGCGTAGTCCATTGCTTCCAAGTCAGCTTGTACAAGGTCGAACCAAGCATTTGCGTTGCCGCTTGCAACTTGCTCGCCAAGGACGTGCTCAGGGCGGCACTCGCTGATGAGCCAATGAAAATGTGGCCATAGGTGCCGCTCGTCATCAAACCCATCGCCTTTGCCTGCCGCGCTGAAAGGCTGGCATGGGCAAGAACCTGTCCAGACGGGTTTATCGTCAAGCCATCCGGCGTTGCGCAAGGCATATGACCAGACTCCGATCCCGGCGAAGAAATGACATTGGGTGTAGTTTCGTAGGTCATCAGGTTTCACATCCTCGATCGAGCGTTCATCAACATCACCTGGCGCGATATGGCCCGCGCCTATCAGGTTACGCAGCCACTGCGCAGCGTATGGGTCAATTTCGTTGTAATAAGCAGAAGCCACTAGGACTTCCTCAATTCGGCATCCATCTGGAAGCTATTTTGTTGATAGGCAATGGCCATCTGCTCGGCATCGTTCATCGCATCATGGAGCGAGTTATGCTTAACAACCGCAAAGCAGGGCTGGTGTGTTTTAGGTAGATAGCCACGGTTTCCCTTTGTCATTGCGTCTATATAAGTGCGTACGTCACGTTTGCCACCCCAATGCCAAGGGCATTCGATCCCGTTAGTTCTATAGGCATGCTCTAGGATAGAACCATCGAAGTCAGTGCCACGGAAGAATATCCGGGCATCTGGATGGGCTTTTATCCAATGAGAGAGCAGGGCGAGGCTTTGGCCAATTGGCTCTCGGTCTCCCGCAAGAGCTTCATGTGCATCTTCAGATTGTTCACGCCACCAAGCTTGGGTCTTGACGCTTACATTGCGGCCCTGCATTAACTGACCGAAAGTATCTACCAGGCAGTAGAAGGCCGTATTTGAGTAATCAGCCAGCTCTGTATCACGGGCTATCTGGATAATGCTTTGTTGTGTCTGACGAACGTCAGAAATATCGAATGCAAATGCCCCAATGGATAGAATTACAGCACTTGGCTTGGTATCCATTGTTTCGGTATCGATCGTAATAGTATTGATCATGTTATCTTCTCCACACATATTATTGCAATAAAACCACAAGTGAATTATTTGGTTATTAATTATTTGAAAATGCCCGCATAGCATTGACTATGATTTTCTCTCGTAAAGTGTTAAATTCATCAATAAGATGCAAAGGATTTAGCTCTGGCTATGATGTTTCTATTGAAATAAAGTCAATTGTTATTATAATGGCATTGATATTTTTATATATTTAATGATATGGATGTCACTGGTGAAAATTAAAAAGCCTCTAGCTTTAACTGTTATAGCATTTGTTACGACGACCTTTGTTGTCATAGGTAACTGGTTTTCTTTTGTTAATTCGTCATTTGATTTATATTCAAACGTTAAAGATACATATAAACAAAAGAAAGCCGAAGATAACTTAAATGTATTATATACAGGGGTCTCTATTAGATATGTCGAATCAATATTTGGGCCGCCAATGATAGAACACCATGATGAGAGTCGTGGTATGCATGAGTATATCTATTCATTCCAAAAATTCTATCTTCAATTTGTTTATACTAGTAACAATAAAGTTATTTTATACACTGTGACGGTAAAGGATAAAAATTTCCATCCAAGAATACCCTATCTAGGAAAAGAGCTTGGGGATACATTTGACAATTACGATGATAGTGCGGAATTTTTATTTTCAGGTTACTCCTCGAAATTCTATGAATATCACGAGGCCATTTATTTAGGAAACCCAGGTAATTATAGGAATTTATATTTGGCGTATAATCCAGCAGGTGGTGAGTATTCTGAGCTAAAACCATTACCCGATATTGCTAATGACCCAAAAAAACCTCCATTAGAAAATGATTTAGTTATATTCAGGAAAATTAATCGACCAAACACGTTCGCTATTGGAGATCATCTTGGTGACCAAGATGGGATAGAGACATTCTACGGGATTGGTATAAACTTTTATGATGCACGCGATATCCCAACATTAGATTATTAATTTTAAACATCATGTATAACTTTTAATTTGTTAAAGAGCGAAAAAAATGCGGCTGACACCAACCCAGCGAACAGCCGCCAAGACTACACACAGCATAAATTTTTGCCGGATATCTGCGCTTGCTTTCGCAGCAGAGCCGCCGGCGCGGCGCATTAAGGTGTGACGGCTGGTAAACAACGCCCCCGAAGTTTCCAGCCTAACCACATCGGTATGCTCACTCATGAGTTTCAGGATTCTCCACCGCTCCCAGACTAGAGGGAAAGGGCGAGTAAGCATGCCGTTGTGTGCCGGGATTTTTAGTCCACACCCGGTGTGTGGTATCTTGGCGATGCTTATTAACCAAGAAGGATCTAAATGTGAGCAGAGAACGTTATTCGATCCGCCGTAAGCTGCATTACGCCATTGCTGACCTCACTACAGCCTTGAGTGCTTTGGTGATCACTTAGCAAAAGAGAACTCCTACCCAAATGGTGTTGATGGTTTCGATGCTGTTTATCTCTATCTGTGTCGCAAATACGGTTGGACTATTCAGCAATGTCGCAGCATGGATAGGCAGGATATCCGCCTTGTTCTTGAACTTGAGATGAAAGGGTGGCGACTACCGAAAGATGCCATTTTTGGCAATCAACACCCTGAAGACTAAGTACTTGCAACTCACATAAATTCGCATCTGCAGTTGCTTTGACTAACCGCCAGAATTCAATTTTGGCGGTAACACTTTCAGATCCTTCCATCAATTAAACCTCTCATTGAATACCTGCTTCAGCGAATCATCCCGATCTTCGTGTGCCTCGGGCGGCTACTTCGTGGGCGTCCTGCCTTTTCGCTGTTGATAGGTTTAGTTTAAACAACTAAACAATGATGTCAATGTAATTGTTCGTAAAATTAAACTAAAAGTTTAAGACATAAAAAAACCGGCCTAAGCCGGTTCGTCACAGTGGGGAATTGAAAGTTAAAGGAGGTTCATTTCCACCCGTACACATACACCTATGATCACACAATTCTCATCGAATGGAATTGGCTTAAAGTTAGGGTTAAGTGGCATCAGATATATATTGGGGCCATCAATAGCCAATTTTTTCACAGTAGCCTCATTCGAACCATTGACACGAGCAACAACAATGCGGCCATTAAGGGCCTCAACCTCGGGATCAACTATTACGATGGAGCCATTAGGAATAGAAACACCTTGACCTGGCGGACCATCCATAGAGTCACCAGATACCCTTAATGAAAAGGAATATGGTGATACTTTTGCTGTTGTTTCAATCCATTCATTCACGTCTTGCAGGTTGCCTTCAACAATCTCCTTCCAGCTTCCAGCTTGAACGGATGACAACAATGGGACCCTGCGTCTGAGGTCTGGGCCCGGATAAGCATTCCCTTTGCTTTCTTCAATCAGTCCCCCCTCAGTCAACCATCGCTCAGATACACCAAGGACTTCTGCAAGCTTACTTATGAATTTTGCTGATGGCGCAGTGCCACCGTTAACCCATTGGCTAACAGTACCCTTTGATGCCCCTGTTGCATCCATAAGATGCGTGCTCCGTAAACCAAGCGCCTGCATGCGCTGATTAATCCGGTCGCTCATAAATTCATTTTTCATGTTTAAAAATCTAAACTCAATGAAGTTTAAATTCTTGACTATTTTTGGTTCGAAAGATTAAACTTTTGATGTTGTTTTTAATCTTGGAGGTGAGATGTTTAAACAGGATTTGGTGGAGCACTTTGGGACAGCCACAGCGTCTGCGAAAGCCCTTGGCGTTTCAAAATCTACCGTCAGTCAATGGAAGGAAACAGTTCCTTGGCAATACGCCTTGCTGGCTGAGAAGTTGACTAATGGTGCCATTAAGTACAACCAAGCAGCGTATGACAATACTACTGTACCGGCGGCCTAACAAAAACCACAGAAACGGAGAAGCCTTGTGGACAACAGAGACTTTCCTACCCAAGACGACATTAGTGAAGCAATACACAAGCTGATCACCCAATTTCCAGGCAAATACAGTGCGATGGCCTTGCAGTTGGATCCAGTGGCCGGGACCGAGAATGCTCTTCGTAACCGCGTCCGCCAAGTATCAGGGCAGGTGGTGCCTTTGGGTATGGCTGTTGAGATGGAGTCGATCTCTGGCCGTTCAGATATCACCGAGGCGATGTGTAAACACGCTGGTGGTGTATTCGTGAAGCTTCCGGAAATCGAGCAGGCGGATAACGAAGAGTTGTTGATCAAGTTCAACGAGCTGATGTCAGCACTTGGCCTATTTGCAAAAGCACATAACGAATTCACAGCTGATGGGGTGCTGGACAACGACGAGAGCAGAAAGCTGAAAGCTAAGGGTTACCGGGTTCAATCGCTGGTGGCGGAGATATACGCCGTGACTGTGATGATGTTTGGAGAGGGTGACGCCCAGGATATGCGGTCCCGGGCGTCAAGTGCATCAATTAAACGTGTGGAGTAATTAACGCATGAACAGTGTACGCAATTTAGCGGGTATCCCGCAACTTCGTTGCCGTGCTGTAGCTGGTGGACGTTCGCCAGCAGCGTTTTCGTATGAGCTCAATGTACAAGGCCGATGGTTAGCCATCAACCACAGCTATGCGGCTTGGGTTGTGGGTAACGGCAAGTTTTTAGCGAGGGGAAATCATGGATAACGAAGTGATCATCCCGTTCGAAATGCGCTGTCGTGACAGTCACGGTGTGATTGTTCATGTGACTGGAGTTGATCGGGTAAACCACCGGGTCATATTCCGCCGCCCGGGTTACCCCTATGAGTGCGTATGTCCACGCCGGGACTTTGGCACAAAATTCAAAAAGGTAGAGCAATGAGCGTCTTAATGCAGTTACTGGATCGCCCAATAGCGTTTCAGCCTTCTTTTGTTGGGCTGGGTGCTGGCGTTACCGGTGCTGTACTGCTTTCGCAGTTGGTGTATTGGCAAAACCGAATGGATGGCTGGTTCTACAAAACCCAGGCTGAGCTGACGACCGAAACTGGTCTATCACGCTATGAGCAGGAAGGCGCCAGGAAAAAGTTGGTCACCGCCGGCGTGTTGGAAGAAGACCGCAGAGGGGTACCCGCAAAACTCTATTTTCGCGTTAACAAAAACCGCCTGGAAGCCCTGCTGATTCAGTATGCGGAAAACCAGCAATCCAGTATGCGGAAATCCCGCATTCAAGAATGCGACAAACCAGCAGACAAGAATGCGGAAATTCCGCGGACAAGTCTGCAGAAAACCCCCGAGCCAGATCGGGGAAATCCCGCATTCATTCATACAGGAGATTACGCAGAGAATACTTCAGAGATTACTACAGAGAAAAAACCTGTACGTCAGCTGGCTCCACCAGCAGACCCACAAGCGGACTCTCTGAAAATCGATTACAAGGCCATGCTTGAGGCCTTCCACAGCACGCTCCCTGAACTGCCCGTCGTTCTTAAAATCACTGACGACCGCCGCAAGAAGCTCCGCAAACTCTGGGCCGACTACGAGCTGAACCTTGAGAAGTGGGGGGCTTACCTGCGGTTCATCTCGAAAAAATGCCGTTGGATGCTGGAAGACCGTGCAGACACAAACACCGGCAAGACCTGGCGCAAGAAGGATTTCGACTACCTGATCACCGAGAAATGCTACCTCAAGGTCAAGGAGGAGCGGGCCAATGACCTGCCTAAGGTTCAGAAGCTTGATAGCGCTGCTCGAGAGGACGCTTACACCCGCTTGGTATCCCAACGCCGAAAACCCCAAAACGAGGTTGAGGCTTTGGCGAAGGAAATGGCCGGATCTCTTGGGCGTATGACCGATTACGATGCACGCAGGGCCTGGGTCGGTATCTGGGCGCAGGCAGTAACTAGGGCAAGCGAGAACGACTTGGCGAGGTTGGCATCATGAAAAATCTAGTTCTGATACCACTGTCGAGCATCGCGTACCACATCTGGCTCCGCCGGGCGTTGAAAGAGGCACGGAGTTTCTGGCGGTCTCGCCAAAAGAACCGGCTAGATGCTTTGGCCGGTGGGTATGTAACTGGGTGGCAGCAGTGGCACTTCGAATGGGATTACTACGGTGTACGTGGGATTGCCCATGCAGCGATTGGGGAGGGCGAATGATTCTGACGTTGCCATTTCCTCCAAGCGTCAACGGCTATTGGCGCTCGCCAAACAAGGGATCGTCACGTGGGCGCACTTTGGTCAGTGAACGAGGTAGGGCTTTCCAGGCAGAGGCTATAGCTCAGGTAATCGAGCAACTGCGCCGCCGGCCGAAGCCGATCAGCGCCAATATCTCGGTTCATGTAGTGTTCTGCCCACCGAACAGAGCACGCCGTGATCTGGATAACTACTTCAAGGCATTGTTCGATGCGATGACGCAGGCAGGCGTATGGCTGGATGACAGCCAGATTAAGCGCATAGAGGCGGAGTGGGGACCGGTCACGAAGGGCGGGAAAGTGGAACTGAGAATCAGCGAGGTGATGCCATGCGCTGCCTGTTGAAACCTATCATCATCAGCGAGCTCGGCCAGGTGATATTGAAGCCAGGTGCTGATCTGATGTCGTTGTTCGGTGATCGGGTCATGGTGACAAGAGTACCGCCTGAATTCCGCAAGATGCCATCTGGCGCGCTGCCGACAGTAGAACAGCAATTGGCAACTGATCCACGCTTCCGATCGTTCTTCATGCATGAGCGAGTACTAAGCGCCGCTGGTGGGTCTGCTGCTATGCGCGAATGGTTGGGCCGTAGTTTTGAATGCCAGTGCACCAGTACGGATGGGTATCACGACAAGAACGTAAGCGTGATGGAATACGGAGACCACAGTATCAGGATGTGCTGGCACCACCAGCACAAATACCGTGAGCAGACGAGCCCGATGCTGAATAAGCTGGCAGAACAGAACGTGGCTGATTTTGTCGTTTACCGCGCCCGCGCGCATTTCATGTTTGACGAATCCCACCAACTGACGTTGCCGGAGCTTTGCTGGTGGGCATGGGTTAATGAGGTTATCGATCTGATCCCTGAAGAGGTGGCCGCTGCATCACTGCGTGTGGCGCCGCATAGCGTGCCTGCTGGGGTTAAGAAAGAATCAGATATCGAGCATACGCCGGCGGCACGCCAGATTGTTGCCGAGAAAGCCAAAAAAGCGGCCAAAACGTTAGTGATCGATCCGGCCCCGCCCAAGGCGTTATTCAAGATTCCAAAGCGTGAGCGCTGGACCAGTGAGAAGTTTACCCGTTGGGTTAAGTCTCAGCCATGCGCATGCTGCGGAGCACCCTCGGACGACCCCCATCACATCATTGGCCACGGACAGGGTGGCATGGGAACCAAGGCGCACGATTTTTTTACCCTCCCGCTTTGCCGAAAACATCACGATGAATTGCATCGTGACATGTCACGGTGGGAGGGAGAGCACGGAACTCAGATAGAATTATGGTTCCGATTCATAGATTGGTCTCTTTCTGTTGGTGCTATTCTATAATACTCTTATGTCTTAACATTATTATTGAAAACAGAGGGGGGGAATATGAAAAAAGGCATTATTTTGACTGAAGGTTATCGTGCAGACCCGAAAACTGGTGATTTCAATACTCAAGTCCCAATAAGTTTAGAGGACTTGAGGTTTTGCTCATTATTTTGGGATAGAATAGAGAATCCAAATTCATTGATTTACTTCGAACCAACGGATGATTTCAAAGTTTTAATGGATGAAGGTATAGCATCACAAACCCAAGTCGTAATTGACGGGATAGGAGGTAATGGGAATAGTGGGAATTGGATGAAAGAACTGGTCATGAAAAACCAAATGGCATTTATGAATATGCAAAGGGGAAATGTAGACATAGAATGGAGTTTAGCACAGACATCTGATACTTTATCTTCGCTAAGTAATGCGACAAGTAGGGCTGTATGTGAATTTAATCTATATAATGCCATTTCATCACCAGTTGACGGTGTTTCAATTCACGATGTTCTTGAGTTTAAGGAAAGAAGACGTGATGAGTTAATTGCATTAAGAAGTGTTATTGATGATTCTACGTTTAGAGTTAGCAGTAATCCGGAAGATCTTAATGCTTATCATAAAGAAGTGGGTAGGTTGCAATCTGTTCTTGATGATTATAATTCCGTAATGAAAGAAACCGGTTATCAAACAGTGAAAAGAACATTTACATCATTATTAACAGCTCCACCGCTAGGTGCCGTGGCAATCGCTGGAATGTTTCCTGAATGTGCACCATACATGTCAGTGATTAATGCGGTTGGAATAGGGGCTTGTGCATTGGGATTTGTCTATAAGGAACTTTTACTAGACAAAGACATTTCAAATCAACATAAACAATTTGCTTATTTGATACATGCAGAGCAAGAGTTGAAATAGTAAAGACGGTTCTTAACGGGAAACCATCAAACAACGTGTGGAGTAATAGGTGAGCTGGCATGCGGGCCAGACGCCTGGAGAAAAAACATGAGAGATATTCAGGCAGTGTTAGAGCGTTGGGGTGGTTGGGCATCGGGTGATAACAGTGGCGTGGACTACTCACCAATAGCTGCCGGATTTAAAGGGTTATTGCCACAAACAGGTAAGTCGCGGCTTTCGTGTTGTGATGATGATGGGCTGATCATTGAAGGCTGCATGGCTCAGCTGAAGCGTCGTCGCCCGGATGAATATCAACTGGTAGTCCTGCACTACATCTTCAACATGCAAAAGCGCGCTATAGCCAGGGCGTTTAAAAAGGACGAGAAGCTGATCAGGATAGGGTTGCAGATGGGAGAAAATTTCATCGAAGGGTGCTTGTCGATGTTGGATATCCGCCTGGAAATGGACCCGGAAACAGAACGTGAAAATATTTATGATAAAACGCTAACGCGGTCCGCAAATTGTGTTTTAGTCTGATAAGAGTGGTTACGCAGTGACGTAGCTTATAGACTTTCAAAACCTCGCTTCGGCGGGGTTTTTTGCTATTCAGCAGTGGACTAGGAATCGGCAATGTTGTCCTAAGACTGTCACAACCCCAACGATTACCCAGAGTTTGAGTCTCAATGTAAAGTCTAGATATCGCCAAATTGATGGTGATTTAAAATACTTTTCAAGGAGATATACTCATGCAAGCTGCTGAAACTCATTATCTGGACAACGGTTACACCTTCCATATTCCAGCCGTATCATACCGTCGCCGCGTCTGCGTGCCGCTTCTGATGGCTATCGCGCCAGGTGGTAAATCAAAAGCGAAGCATATGTTGGTATTCAATGGTTCTTGGGTAACCGAAGCGAAAGCAGAAGGCGCGATTTTCCTCGACGGTGGCTCAATGCCAGCAACTGCTTGTAACTCGTGGAACACATACATCGAACCTAATCAGTCCGTCTCAATTCAGGCGGTTAGTGAAGGTTCTAATGGTGGCTATGCACTGCCAAGCATTACGGTTTTAATCGGACAAGATTGACCTAGCTTTTCCAAAGCAAAGTAATTTACACAGGCCCCTCTAATACGGGGCTTTTTGCATTTCAGCCCCAGCCAACGGACGACACACACGGCACCCCATCTTACCGGCAGCGTTTACGGCTGGTGGCTGATCCCACACATTGGAGTTAACGATGAAATTTTCTGAGCTTCCTGAATCATCTAAAGACCGTGCGCGTGAGGCGCTTTGCGCGCTTATTCGCAATGGCGTAAATTCAGCGTCAGCAAAATTGGCTGGTGAAACTGTGGCTGATGCGTTTATTGCAATGGAGCACCATGATAGTGCTCCTGATGTATGTGAAGACGGTGTTTAGCTAGACTGTTTTCAACCCGCGAATTGCTCGTCCAGCTGATTTCGTTACCATAACTCCTGACTTCGACTTCACCGAGTTTGCAATTGCTTGCACTTCATCGGCAATTGCGGATTCATCCTTAGATGAATGTGAGTAGGTATATTCGGCATCAGGTAGTTGATATTCAACACCGGATGAGCCAGTCACCTCTCTCGAATAACCTTTAGCCTCCATTTTTTCATGCAATGCTTCGTAATCATCTGAATCTGCCTTGTGAAGCTCAACTCGAACAGTAAACGTTGCCATATGTATTCCTTTTTGGCTGTGTGAGAACTGCCAAGATACCACTGCCGCCTGAGGTGAAAAAATAACAGGCAAATAATTCAAAAGCTGAGCTAATACTCGGCTTTTCTCGTTTTACTACAGCACAGCCCGATAGCCGGGAGGTGGAGTCATGAAGATGCCAAACAATCCTCACAACTGGGCAGAGCTCAGCGACATTCTTGCGGCCTGGTGGCGCGGTGACGTGCCGATTGGTGGCGTCGTCATGGCTGTCGTGATGGCTGTCCTTCGGATGGCGTATGCCGGCAGCGGCTGGAAAGAAACCATCTTCGAAGGCTTGATGTGCGGTGCCTTGGCGCTGACCACTTACTCAGCCCTGGATTATTTCGACGTACCAAAAGCCTTAACGGTTGGCATCGGCGGATTCATCGGCTTTGTCGGCGTGAAGAAACTCAGCTCGTTCTTGTCTGGTTACGTGGGTAATCGCTTTGGCGGGGGCAATCAGAATGCAGATAAGTAAAAGCGGCATTGAGCTGATCAAGCGCTTCGAAGGTCTGAGACTGAATGCCTATCAGGATTCGGTGGGCATTTGGACGATTGGTTACGGATGGACGCAGCCAGTTGACGGTAAGAAAGTCGGCCCAGGAATGCAGATTGATCAGGCGACTGCCGATCGGTTGCTGAAATGCGGCGTTGTGCAGTATGAGCAGGGCGTTAATCAGCTGGTGAAGGTGCGCATTACTCAAGGCCAATTCGACGCGCTGGTGAGCTTTGCTTATAACCTCGGCCTGCGGTCGCTGAGTACATCAACGCTTCTGCAAAAACTGAACGATGGCGATAAGCAAGGAGCTGCTGACCAGTTCGGGCGGTGGGTAAATGCTGGCGGTAAACGTCTGGATGGTCTGGTTGCACGCCGTGCAGCAGAACGCGAGATGTTTCTGTCATGAAGTGGCCGCTAGAGCATTGGCAGGCCGTTATCGTGGCCGTGGTGCTCTGCCTGCTGGCATATTTCGCGTATAGCAATCAGGCACTGCGCCAAGAGCGCGACAAATTGCAAACGACCAACAGCCAGCTGTCAGGCCAGCTCGACTGGCAGAACGGCACACAGCGCGCGGTGGCCGCCATCGACGAGCACCGCACCCAGGAACTGAACGATGCCAAGAATCAAATCGATACTCTGCAGCGTGCTATTGACGCTGGCGCTCGCAAGCTGCAGCTCGCCGCCACGTGCCCAACCACCGGCGCCGCCGGCGTGGCTGATGCAGCCGGCCCCCGACTTACTGACGCCGCTCAACGGGATTATTTCCGTCTCCGAGAGCGAATCGAAACCGCCCGCAGCCAAATAGCTGGCCTACAGGACTATATCAGGCAGGTTTGTCTCAGATAGCATTGCAGGTGGCATTCAATGAGTGCTACCGATAATGCTTCATACAAAAGAACTTTGCTATTATTATTCCTTTCAAAATAGGAGGGATAACTGTGGCTCAAGTCGTTGTTAGAACAAAAGAAGAGTTGGAGACGGCTAGGAAAGAAAAAGCTGACTATATCATAGTAGAGGGTGAATTAGCCGACAAACTCCAAAGAGGGAAGAAAGTTGCTAAAGCTAGCGGCGTGACAATCACGGTCATAGCTGCGGCAGTCGCGGCCGCTCCTTTTACAGGCGGAATATCCACGCTGGGTGCGGCTTCTGCTGCTGCTCTTTCCGGTATGGAGATTGTCGCGATTATTGCCGCTGCATCAATAGGAATTGCTTTGATTATTGGCGTTTTTAAAGACTACGAAGATATTGAAGTAGGGCCGGGTACATTGAAATTGAAGCGACGCCAACAGAAATAAGCGTGATAATCGATTATTACACGCTACTGCGTTTTTTGTATTGCAGAGCAGCTTCCTGATGCTGCTGGCTGGTGCTGCGGTTATTAATTAAGCGGGAAATAGTATTGAATGAGATGAAGTGCGATGTAAGCGAAAGGTGTGAGCAGTGTGAATAAAGCTGCTGCAGTCCGGTAAAACTCTCGTGGATAGTTCATAATGCCTCCTCATGACGTTTAGTTGCTATATAGGGAACCCAATCACAGCGGAATTGCTGTGTTCTATTGTGTCGGCTATTGCCTATAGTCAGGGTTTAGGCCCATCCCTATAGTGAGTCGCAATTGCTTACATACAGCTGGAGGCTGGCGTATCATCCTCTGAACCTGGAGGATTTCATGTCATACAATCTCGGAAATTGACCAAAAGAAGAAATGAACAAGGTGAACGTAGACCTTGCTGCGTCAGGTGTGGCGTACAAAGAGCGCATGAACATGCCGATCGTACCGGCTCAGGTAGAGGCGGAGCAGCCTGAACACCTACGCGAGCTTTTCCGCGAGCGCTTGCAGCATTACCGCAGCCAGAGCCACAAATTCCCAGGGCCAAACGACCCGCGATACCAGCAGATGGCTGAGGCCAACGGCAAGAAATGACTGAACCCGCTCCGGCGGGTTTTTTTATGCCTGCGAGCAAGGTGAATGCAAAAGGTACTCCCGAGGGGGTACCCCAGCCACGGGGCGGCGACCTCGCGGAAAACGGCTAGTTTTTGAGTTTTCATGCTGTCAGCAGCAGGTGTAAAAACTGTTTGATATATAGAGATAAAAACGTAAATCAGGTGACGAAATCGAAAAGGCACTGTCATCTGACCAGCTTGCAACCCTTTGAGTTAACGAAATAAATCGTGACTTCACCTGACAACGTGAGGTGTCAATGTCCAACATCAGCAATCTGGGGGACGCCTACAACTGGAGCGTAGCGAAGATTGCTGAAGCTTTTGGGCTGAACCGCGGCACGGTGCGAAAGCGGCTGCTTGAGGCTAATACGCCGATCGCCGGCACGGTGAAAGGCAACCCTGTTTACGCCCTTAAAGACGTGGGGCCAGTGTTGTTTGGCGCGCCCGAGCCCGCCGATATTGAAGATCTTCAGAATCCGAACAAGATGGTGCCGAAAGACCGCAAGGACTGGTACCAGTCGGAAAATGAGCGAATCAAGCTTGAGGAGTCGCTTAAACAGCTGCTCCCGGCATCAGAAGCACACCGGGAGATGGCGTTATTGGTTAAGGCAATTTCACAGGTGCTGGATACCTGGCCAGATAAGCTGGAGCGCGACCGGGGCTGGCGCCCGGATCAGATAGCTGAAGCTCAGGCCGCGATAGATGAAATGAGGGAAATGTTGGCTGCGGAAGTCGTGACAGTGGAGGGGGGAAACGATGATAGCTAACTGTTACGCATCGGCCAGCGCCCTGCGTCGTGAAGTGGCCACATTACTAAAACCGCCGCGGCGCATGCCGGTGGCGCAGGCTGTTGCCAAGTATATGCGTGTGCCAATGGGCGCAGGGAGTTCACTTCCATGGGATGCGACGCTCACCCCGTATATTATTGAGCCGATGAATTGCCTGGCATCGCGCGAGTATGACGCAGTGGTCTTTGTCGGCCCGGCGCGAACAGGGAAAACGGTAGGGCTTATTGACGGCTGGATCGTCTATACCATCGTCTGCGACCCGGCTGATTTTCTACTGATTCAGATGACCGAAGAGAAAGCCCGCGAGCACTCCAAAAAGCGCCTCGACAGGACGTTTCGTGTCAGCAAGGAAGTCGCACAGCGTCTTAGTCCCCGAACCAACGACAATAACGTCCACGATAAAACATTCCGGGCAGGCAACTACCTGAAGATCGGGTGGCCATCGGTCAACATCATGTCATCCTCGGATTATCGGTTTGTAGCCCTGACGGACTATGACCGCTGGCCGGATGATATTGATGGGGAAGGGGATGGTTTCTCACTGGCATCGAAGCGAACTACCACGTTTATGTCCTCGGGCATGACCCTGGTGGAAAGCTCACCAGGACGAGAGATCACAGATGGGAAATGGCGGCCGAGTTCGCTGCATGAAGCGCCGCCGACAACCGGTATCTTGTCGCTGTTTAATCGTGGCGATCGCCGCCGTTGGTATTGGCCATGCCCACATTGTGGTGAGTTCTTCCAGCCTGTTAAAGCGAACATGACGGGGTTTCGCGAACATACCGATCCGGTCGTGGCCAGCGAGGCAGCCTATATGGAATGCCCTCACTGTGCCGGGCGGATAACCGCAAATCAAAAGCGCGAACTGAACGGCCGCGGTGTGTGGCTGAAAGATGGGGAGAAAATCAGGGCAAACGGTGAACGTTATGGCGAGCCGCGGCGATCGCGCATCGCCTCATTCTGGATGGAAGGGCCAGCGGCGGCGTATCAAACCTGGGCACAGCTGGTTTATAAGCTGCTGACGGCTGAGCATGACTTTGAAGCTAATGGCAGCGAGGAAACGCTGAAAGCGATCATCAATACAGACTGGGGCTTGCCATATCTGCCGCAGTCGGCAACCGAACAGCGAAAATCGGATGCACTGATGGCGCGGGCGGAGGCTGTCACGAAGCGCGCGGTTCCCGAAGGGGTTCGGTTTCTGGTGGCTACGGTGGATGTTCAGGGCGGAAAAAATCGTCGGTTTGTCGTGCAGGTCATGGGATATGGCGCCCATGGCGAGCGCTGGCTGGTGGATCGCTACAACATCAGGCAGTCGATGCGGTTCGATAAGAACGGCGAAAGCCTGCCGGTTGATCCGGCCGCCTATCTTGAAGACTGGGACATATTGCGCACGGATGTGCTGGATAAATGCTGGCCACTGGATAAAGACCCCAGCGTAAAAATGCCAGTGCTGGCTATGGCTGTTGACTCCGGCGGTGAGGACGGTGTAACGGGTAATGCGTACGAATTCTGGCGCAAATGCCGCCGGGATGGGGTGCAGAAGAGAGTTTATCTCTTCAAGGGTGACAGCCAGGCACGCAGCAAGCTGATCAGTAAAACATTCCCCGATAATACAGAACGCTCAAACCGGCGCGCGCAAGCACGTGGGGATGTGCCGCTTTATCTTCTGCAAACCAACGCGTTGAAAGACCGGATTAATAACGCGCTGCTGCGCGGTACGCCGGGGGCTAACTTTGTGCATTTCCCCGACTGGATTGGCGAATGGTTTTATGACGAGTTGACGTACGAAGAGCGCAGTCCAGATGGAAAGTGGAAGAAGCCGGGCCGCGGTGCCAACGAAGCATTCGACTTGATGGTTTACGCGCAGGCACTGGTTATCTTGCGAGGTTACGAAAAGATCAAATGGGATAAGCCGCCACAGTGGGCGCAACCCTTTGAATCCTCTGAGTCTTTTTACGTCGTTACCTCCATTATCCGCCAAGAAACCGAAACAAAAAAAGCAGAAAAAGAAAGCATCATTACTGAATGGCAATCTTCAGCGTGGAAACCTGTTAATTCCTCTGGAGGATGGTTATAGACCTGGTAGATTTTTTATATATCTACCAGGTCTATTATAAAACACTAAAAAACATCGCTCGCTTTCTACTTTAATGATGGTTCTATGGGTTCTTTGTCGTTAACTTATCTAGTAGTGACTTCCCGATTTCATTTGTTTGGGATAGCATTGAATTGATGTGTGTGATTTCTGATTGATGAGTTTTTTTATCAACAAAATTTATTGGTGAGCGAAGAACCACCTTTAATATCTCTGATAAAAAGTTTGCCGTTTTATCGTTTTCTGCATTTGTTAATTCATCCTTAAATGAAATTAGTGTCTCTGATAATAGTTTCTTGTGTGCGTAGTCTTCACATATATTATTCTGTTTAATATATTGCATTGCGCAAAAAGCAAAAAAGCCAATAACAACTGGCAGCATTGAGAATCTAGCTATAAACATCATTATGGCAGGTGTGGTTGACTTTAAAAATATCGAGTAATCAAAAACATACATTTCATATAGCATAACTATAACAAATGTAAGGCTTACGATAGCAGAAACTACCGAGGCTATAGCCCAGCGATCTCGTGTTTTTTTTGAAATCAAATAAGCACTCTTAAAGGATCTGGACAGTCTAAATGTACCGGCTAAAGTCATTGCTTCTTTCGCGCTATCAATCAGCTCCCCTGACTGTTTAATATGTGTGTTTAAACTATCCTCAATAGTGCTTATTCTTTCTTCTTTATCAAGTAGAGAGTCTACTTTTTTTAAAGACGAACTAATGTGGGCGTCAAAGTTACTGACCATTAACTCGCTTTTGTCTTGCAAATATTTAAGAGAAGTCGATGCTGTGTCTAATGTGTTTTTGATAGTATCAATGTTGGCATAGGCTGTTTCACTTTTAATAAGAAGGGAGTTGATTTTGTTTGTTTTTTCATTCCCCAAGATAAATTCGTCTTTTATATATTGAGTGAGTTCTTTAGTTTCGATATATGTTTCCTGTGTTTTCTTGACTAAATGCATTGCTTCGCTGACACTATTTTCGGATTTACTTATTAATTCTTTGATTGTTTTCAGGTTATCGTCTATTTCATTGCTGAGTAATTGTGTTTTTTCATCTATGTTTGTCTCTAGATTAAATGACTTCGCTACTCTGTAAATAGGTATTAGCCTATTTAAAATAATAGATAATGATTCGAGTTCGTTATCTGTGCTAACTTCATTTTTTATTAATTCAGTTGTTTCCGCAAGTCTAGTTATGTTTCTTTCGAATCTTTCTGTCTCAATGAATGAATAGTCATTTGGATAAGCTATCGGGTTATGGGAATTAATCTCGTTAATGATTTTTTTTGCTTTTTTTGCAACAGTCAAATAATCTGTTTTTGATATATTTCCATAATCATCGAATATTTTATTAGATAGGTTATCTATGATGAAATTAAGTCCTTTATTTATTACGCTAATGGTTTTTTTATAATCGTTTACCTTCATTTCGAATGCCTTTTTGTTAAGTGTTTGTTTTATTGCCTTGATTTAATCTGAGATTATACATTTTTATGTCTAGGGTTCAAATACTGTAAAAATAATTGCTTGGTATGATTTGAGGAATGACATCTTGGTTTGTTGTTTGTGCTAATCATTTCAATATTAATTATGTTGTGATTATGGAATGGTTAAGTAATGGGGATTTAGAAGGTTATATAGGTCAATTGTATTTTTAAGTTTTTTCACCTGTTAACTCATCAGGAGGGTGGCTATGAATCAGGCCGATATCGAAAACATGATCCAGGGCTACGTGGCTGCGGAAAAGGCGGTTCTGGAGGGGAAGTCGATCACGTTTAACGGCCAATCAATGACGATGGAAAGCCTGTCAGAAATCCGCAAAGGGCGGGCGTACTGGGAGCGAAGGCTAAGCGATCTGGTCGCTTCGCGCCGCGGGCGGCCGATGTACAAAGTGGCGAGGTTCCCATGAGTTTTATCGATGATGTGATCGGCATTCTCTCGCCGGCATGGAAAGCTGGTCGGTTGCAGGCTCGCTATAAGATTGCTGCCTATGAGGCGGTAATGCCGACTCGAACCCATAAGGCTCGCAGAGAAAACCGTAACGCTAACCAGTTGACGCAGTTTGGTGGACGCTCCTTGCGTGAGCAGGCGCGTTGGCTGGATAACAACCACGATCTGGTGATCGGCTTACTGGACAAGATGGAGGAACGCATTGTCGGTGCGCGCGGGATCATCGTTGAGCCTCAGCCGCTTCTACGAACTGGAGAGGTGGCGGATGATCTGGCCAAGGAGATTCGAGCCGCATGGGCGGAGTGGTCTGTGGCGCCGGAAGTCACTGGGCAATATACCCGCCCGGTAATGGAGCGGTTGTTGGCGCGCACCTGGCTGCGGGACGGCGAGGTGTTCTGCCAGATGGTTCAGGGAAAAGTAGCCGGGTTGACCCCGCAGGCCGGCGTGCCGTTTTGGCTGGAAGCCCTGGAGCCTGATTTTGTGCCACTGGACAGCAATGACAGTGGTACAGGGCTTTGTCAGGGGATTTTCCTTAATGACTGGGGCCGGCCCCAAAAATATCAGGTTTACAAATCTCTGATCACGTCGGGCATTGCCCTGGGAAATGTCAAAGAGATCGCAGCAGAGAACATGCTGCACCTGAAATTTGTGCGTCGCTTGCATCAGGTCAGGGGTAACAGCTTGCTTTCCGGGATCCTTATCCGACTCAGTGCGCTGAAGGATTACGAGGATGCTGAACTGACCGCAGCCCGTATTGCCGCTGCGCTTGGCATGTACGTAAAAAAAGGCGATGGGCAGTCTTACGATGGGGATAACTCACCTGATGATGATCGTGAAATGGATATCGTCCCCGGCATGCTCTATGACGGGCTTCAGCCGGGTGAAGAAATCGGCATGATCAAGTCGGATCGCCCTAATCCCAACCTTGAAAACTTCCGTAATGGGCAGTTGCGGGCGGTATCCGCCGGTAGTCGTGGCAGCTACTCCAGCATCGCGCGTGACTATAACGGCACCTATTCCTCCCAACGGCAAGAGCTGGTGGAGTCATTCGAGGGGTACAACATCCTGCAAGATTCGTTTGTGGCCGCGATTTCTCGCCCGAATTACCGAAACTGGCTGCAGATGGCGATCACCTCTGGCGTGATAAAAACCCCGGCTGATCTCGATCAGAAATCGCTGTTTAACGCTGTGTATAGCGGCCCGGTGATGCCGTGGATTGACCCGCTGAAAGAGGCCAATGGCTGGAAAGTTCAGGTGAGAGGCGGCGCTGCCACTGAAAGTGATTGGATCCGTTCTCGCGGCGCCAATCCGGCGGAGGTGAAGCGCCGGCGCAAAGCTGAAATTGACGAAAACAACAAGCTGGGGCTGGTGTTTGATACCGATCCCGCCAACGACAAAGGAGGCACCAGTGCCGAAGCAACGAAACAGGGCGAGTCGTCGTCCCAAAGCGAACGCCGGAAGAAATAACTCTTGGTTTCGCATGCAGGCCAAGGCCAACAGCTCTGCCGATATCTACATCTATGACGAGATCGGCTACTGGGGGATCACGGCCAAGCAGTTTGTTAAAGATTTGCAGGCACTGGGCGACATTACCCAGATTAACCTGCATATCAACTCTCCGGGTGGCGATGTTTTTGACGGTATCGCCATTTTTAATGCCCTGCGCAATCATGGCGCTGCGATAACTGTACATATTGACGGCCTGGCGGCTTCCATGGCGTCAGTGATCGCGATGGTTGGCAATCCTGTCATCATGCCTGAAAACACCATGATGATGATCCATAAACCATGGGGCTTTGCAGGCGGCGACGCCAACGACATGCGGGACTACGCAGACTTGCTGGATAAGGTCGAGAACGTGTTGATCCCGGCCTATGTCGCCAAAACAGGAAAGTCGGCGGATGAAATCGCCGCCATGCTTGACGATGAAACCTGGATGGATGGCAAAGAATGCCTCGCTTTAGGTTTCGCTGATCAGGTCACCCCCTCTCTGCAGGCCATGGCCTGTATTCATTCCAAACGCATTGAGGATTTTGAAAAAATGCCAAATGATATCCGTAACCTGATCACCCCGCCGCGTAACAGCACGACGCCTGCACCGCAGCCGAAGCCACAACCACAACCACAACCAGCCCCGACGGTACCCGAAAATACTGTGGATGCTGCTACGATCCGCGCGCAGGTGGTGGCAGAGCAAAAGGCCCGTGTGACCGACATCAATAACCTGTTTGCCATGTTCGGCGGCAAGCATCAGGAGCTGCAGGCCAGCTGCATCGCTGATCTGGATTGCACCGTCTCTGCGGCAAAAGACAAGCTGCTGGAAATGCTGGGCAAGGGGACTACCCCGTCCGACAAAACCGCGATCGGCGCACAAACGCATATCGGTAACGGTAACATTGTTGGTGATGGTGTTCGTCAGGTGTTGATGGCCCGCGCCGGCTATGAAAAACGTGACAACAGCAATGCCTATAACGGTATGACACTGCGCGAACTGGCCCGAATGTCCCTGACTGAGCGTGGCATCGGTGTCGCAGCATATAACCCAATGCAAATGGTCGGTCTGGCGCTTACGCACAGCACGTCCGACTTCGGCAACATTCTGCTGGATGTGGCGAACAAGTCGCTTCTGCTGGGATGGGATGAAGCTGATGAAACTTTCGAAGAATGGACGAAGAAAGGCCAGCTTTCCGACTTTAAAACTGCAACACGCGTGGGGCTGGGGGGCTTCCCGTCGCTTCGCCAGGTACGGGAGGGGGCAGAATACAAGTACGTCACCACAGGCGATCGCGGTGAACAAATTGCACTGGCAACCTACGGTGAAATTTTCTCTATTACCCGCCAGGCCATCATCAACGACGACCTCAACCAACTAACGGATGTACCGATGAAGATGGGCCGGGCGGCGAAAGCGACGATTGGCGATCTGGTCTATGCCGTACTGGTCGATAACAAAGTCATGTCGGACGGTAAAAAGCTCTTCAGTGCTGACCATAAGAACATGACCACCGGCGCCATTGACGTTGGTAACCTGGATAAAGCCCGTCAGCTGATGCGGACACAGAAAGAACCGACTACCGGCCGTTCGTTGAACATTCGTCCTGCATTCTTGCTGGTACCGACCGCTCTGGAAACGGTCGCCAACCAGACCATCAAGTCATCCAGCGTGAAAGGGGCAGATATCAATGCCGGTATTAATAACCCGATCCAAAACTTTGCCTCTGTGATTGGTGAGCCGCGCCTCGATGATGCTGATCCGTTGGCCTGGTATCTGGCTTCAGCCAAGGGCAGTGACACCATTGAGGTTGCTTACCTCAATGGTGTCGATACGCCGTACATCGACCAGATGGAAGGCTTTGAAACCGATGGTATTGCGACCAAGGTGCGTATTGACGCCGGTGTTGCTCCGATCGATCACCGTGGCCTGACGTATTCATCCGGCAAATAAGCCTGAACAGCAAAACATTATGGCCCTGACGGGCTTTTTTTATACCTGAAATTCGGCCCCTCTGGGGCCGTATGGAGAGTTTCAAATGGCTAAGAATTTTGTGCAGAACGGTAACACCATCGCTATTACCGCGGCCGCCGCGGATATTGCCAGCGGCGATCCTGTTGTCGTGGGTGATCTGGTCGCCGTAGCGATTACGGACATCGCTACCGGCCGCACCGGTGATGGCTTCGTTTCCGGGGTATTCCAACTGCCTAAATTGGCGGCGGATGTCATTCCGGCCGGCAAAAAGGTGTTCATCAAGGATGGCGTCGTGCAGTTGGCCGCCACAGACGCTGTGGCTGCCGGCTTTGCCTGGGAGGCGGCGGCGAAAGACGTCACTGTGGTTGCTGTAAAACTCAATGGCTAACCCGTTTGACAGGATGTCCGCACGGATGGATCGCGTCACGCAATCCCGGTTCGGCAAACCTGTCATGTTGAGTGGGGCGCCTCATATTGTCGTGGAGGCGCATTTTTTACCCGAGCTGCAGGCGGTTAGCGGGGATGGCATCTCGTTGGTGGTATTTACCGCGGGATACCGCCCCCGGCGTAATGATCCGGTGGAGTTCGACGGTAAACCCTACATCGTGACGCGGTATCAGCAGTTTAACGGTAAGCCTCACATCTGGATCGAATAGGGGAATGACGATGAAAGGTATCGAGCAGGCCATTCGTAATCTGAACACCCTCAGTAAATCCATGGTGCCGCGCGCCACTGCCCAATCGTTAAACCGCGTGGCAGGCCGAGCTATCAGCCGCAGTACCAAGCTGGTGGCTGAGGATGTGCGGGTACAACAGAAGCTGATCCGGCAACGCGCCAGGTTGCGAAGAGCGAGTGCTGAGCAAAATCCACCACGGGCGACGCTTTCAATCAACCGCGGTAATCTGCCGGCGATCAAACTTGGGGCGGCCAGGGTACAGCTTTCTCGCCGGGTAGGTTTTGTTGGCAAACAGGGAAGCGTACTGAAGATCGGGCGTTTTACCTTTCGTCATGCGTTTATTCAGCAGTTGGCTAATGGCCGCTGGCACGTCATGCGGCGTGTCGGTCGGTCACGTTATCCGATCGAAGTCGTCAAAATACCTTTGGTGACACCCCTGACCAAAGCCTACCAGGAAGAGACGCGGCGTTTGCTGGAAACCGATATGGGCAAGGAAATGGGCTATGCCCTGAAAAACCAGCTGCGGCTTTATCTTGTGAGGAAAACTGGATGATTAAGCACACAGCGATCCGCAACGCAGTACTCGAACGCTGTCGCTCAACGATCACCGATGATGTGACGTATTTTGACGGCCGCCCGGCTTTCATCGATGAGAACGATCTGCCGGCAGTCGCCGTTTTCCTCGATGACGCGCGTTATACGGGGAATGAACTGGATACGGACAGCTGGCGAGCGATGCTGCACATCGTGGTGTATCTCAAAGCTACTCAACCCGACGCCGCGCTCGATCAGTGGGTAGAAGAGAAGATCTACCCCGTTCTGAACGATATCCCTGACCTGGCCCCCTTGGTTGAAGCCATGAGCCCCGTTGGCTACGACTACCAGCGAGACGATGAAGTGGCCACCTGGGGCGCCGCCGACCTTTCCTATCAACTGACTTATACCATGTAAGGAGCCTGATAATGGCAACTCCAAATCCTTTGGCGCCGGTAAAAGGCGCCGGGACAACGTTTTGGGTATACACGGGTAGTGGTGAACCCTACGACAACCCGTTAAGCGATGATGGCTGGACGCGTCTGGCCAAAATTAAAGAACTGCAGCCCGGTGAAATTACCGCCGACTCGAACGACGACAACTACCTCGATGACGAAGATTCGGACTGGAATTCTACGTCGCAAGGGGCGAAGTCGGCCGGTGAAGCAAACCTCACGCTGGCATGGAAACCGGGTGAAACTGGTCAGCAGGGTTTGGCTGAATGGTTTAATTCGGGTGAGGTACGCGGCTACAAGATCAAGTACCCCAACGGTGTTGTGGACGTTTTCAAAGGCTGGGTAAGCAGCCTCGGTAAAACTGTGACTGCCAAAGAAGTCATCACACGAACCATCAAGGTGACTAACAGCGGCCGCCCGCTGCTCGCAGAAGATGAAGTTACTCCATCTGTACCTGTAACCGGCGTGACGGTCGCGCCCGCAACTGCCAATGTGGCGGTCGGGGCTACCGTCGATCTGACCTTCAGTGTTTTACCTGCGAACGCCACGGATGCAACGCTGCGGGTTTCTTCCTCCGCGCCAGCAACCGCCACGGTGACGCTTAACGGCAACGTGGCGAAAGTTAAAGGGGTAAAAGCGGGCAGCGTTGACATTGTTGGCATGACGAATGACGGGCTGTTTGTGGCGCTGGCCAAAATCACCGTCGCTTAATTTTACAACTACGCCCCGAAAGGGGCGTTTTTATGGGCGGATTTATGCTGAAAAAAGACACTTTCGAATATGCCGATCAGAAGATCGACATCAGCGAGCTTTCAGGTTTGCAACGCATTGATTATTTGGCTTTTATAAAAAAAGAGGCCGATCAGTTTGATGCGATGCCTGATGACATCAGTGATTCTGACAAGAATATCGCATTTACCACTATGCGCCTGCGAATTAACGCCTGGTTGATTGCTCGCTCTATGTGGAATATCGACAAAAAACAAGATGTTGAAAATCTTCATCAGAATATTTTGGTTGACTGGTCTGGCGCCGCGATCGCCGGCTGCAGCCACAAAATTTTGACGTTGAGCGATATGATCCCGACGGAAATTGAACCTGCAGCGGATGCTACCGTGGGCGATGAACCTAAGCACGCTCCGGAAATCACCCCGGAAAAGCCCTAGCCTCCGAAATCCAGTTCGCCATGCGGCTGGCGCGCGAATTCAAGCGCCCAGACTGGAGGCGAATGCTTTCAGAGATCAGCGCATCTGAGCTGGGCGAGTGGGCTGATTTTTATCGGGAAAATCATTTTTCTGATGGCTTGCTTGATGCCCAATTTTCGTCACTCAAGGCCATGCTGGTGGCGCTGAACACTACCGGCGATGATCCTATTTATCCCAGTGACTACAGCTTACTGACCCCGCCAGAGCCGGAAATAGAGCAGACGGACGATGATCTTATGTTGATCGGAGAGGGGATTTTCGGAGGGGTTCGCTATGGCTGAGCAGATTGCTGATCTCGTCGTCAATCTGGATGCAAATACAGTTTCGTTTCAGGAGCAGATGGGGCGCGTTGAGCGTCAACTGCTTGAGTCTAGCCGAAAGGCCGATGTGTCCACTGAACGAATGCGGCGCCTGGCTGAGCGGCAGGCATCAGCTATCGGCGGCATAGCAGAAAACAGCGCGGGCGCTACAACAAAGATGCTGGCCAGTCAGTCCATCGCCGTTGATGGAATGAAGGGAAAGTGGGCTGAGGCGTCACGCGCCGTTGATGAAACGCACCAGCGTATCGCGGAACTTAGCGCCCGGTTGAGAGAAGAGCAGCAGCAAACCCAGGTGACTGGTGATGCTCAGGATCGTCTGACTGCATCATTTTTCCGCCAGATCGACGCGATTAAGGGCGAGGAAAATAGCCTGAGAGATCTGCGCGTTATTCAGGAGCAGATCAGGGCCGCGAGGGCTGCGGGCAATATAACGCAAGGCGACTATCTTTCACTGGTTACGGAAACCGCTACCAAAGAGCGGGCATTAGCTCAGGCAGAGCGTGCCGCCGAACAGGCCAAAGAAAGCTATCTGCAAAAATTGCGTGAGCAGGTTGCCCTGCAGGGAAAAACGGCAGCTCAGATTCAGGAGTACAAGGCTGCGCAATTAGGTGTGTCGCAGCAGGCGGCGCCGCTGATTGCCAAAATCCGTGAACAGGAGGACGCCTGGAAACGTGGTGCGATCTCCGCAGGTCAATATCGCATGGCCATGCGCCAGCTGCCGATGCAGATTACTGATATCACCACATCACTCGCCGCGGGCGCGCCGGTGTGGTTAGTGGCCATCCAGCAAGGTGGCCAGATCAAAGATAGTTTTGGCGGTATGGGTAACGCGCTGCGTGCCATGTTAGGGCTACTTACCCCGGCACGGTTGCTGTTTGGCGGATCCGCAGTGGCATTGGGGTTACTTGCCTATGGTGCATATGACAGCAGCACGCGAATTGCCGATCTCAACAGAGAACTAGCCAGAACCAATGGCGTGTCTGGGCTGACAAAACAGGGGTTGCAGGGGCTTGTTGAGCAGGGGATGGCTGCGGGTCAATCGTTCACCTCAGCCACCGACTCTCTGAAAGCCTTATTGGCCGCTGGCGCGCCGGCCGGAACAAATTTTTCTCAGGTAAGCCAGGCGATCGCTGCATTCTCGAAAGAAAGTGGTGAAGGCTTGGACGTCTTGGCCGGAAAATTCACTGCTATTGCCAAGGATCCAAGCCAGGGCATTCTGGCGCTGAATGACAGTTTGCATTTCCTGACTGCTGAACAGTACGCCAACATTCGATCCCTTGAAGAACAAGGGCGGCACATGGACGCGGTGAAGCTGGCATCTGATTTGGCGGCACAAGCCATGCATGGCGCCGCCGAAAAAATGAAAACCGAGCTTTCTTCGGTTGAGTCCTACATGCGCACGCTGAAAGACATGGCCGGCGGTATGTGGGATGCCATCACGGGTGTTTTTCGTGACAAAACCGCCGGCGATGCTGCAGCTGAATTGGCGTCACGTGCTGCCAGTCTGCAGGCGCAAATCGAAAATTCGGAACGGACAGGTTACAACCAGAAGAACGGTAAACTTCAGGCGTGGCGTGAGGAGCTTGCTTCTCTCAATTCCCAGCTTGACGCCCTGAATCTGCAGCGCGGTGTTCAACAAGGCCTCGCAAATATTGCGCAGCAGCAAAAAGCGGAAGAGCAGGATCGGTTGCGCCTGGCACAGCAGCAGGATGCGCTGGCAACCACGCTGCAAACCAAGGAAGAAAAGCGTGCGAAGTTGATCCGGCAAACGAACGAAGCTTTTGAAAAAGGGCTGATCAATTCAGAAGCTGAGCGTGACAAGCAGATTCAGCGCATTAACGAGCAATTCAAGGATCCGAAAAAACCAAAGGGGCCACAATACCGCACGCCGGCAGGTGAAAAGGCATCGGATAGCGCAGAGTCGGAACTGCTGGCGCTTCAGGCACAATTGCAGGTTCTGCGTCAGCACACGGGCCTGAATGACACGATCAGCCAGCAGCGCAAAGATCTGTGGAAGACGCAGGCGCAATTCGCAGTGCTTGAAGAGGCTTCCGGCAAGCGTCAACTCTCTGTTCAGGAAAAATCACTGCTATCCAGCAAGGACAAGGTGCTGGCTCTGGCAGAGCAAAAAGCCGAACTCGGTGATCAAATTGCTCACCAGGAACGGCTGAACAAATTGCAGGATGCCTCGACAAAGTATGTCACCCAAATGGCAGAAAAGCAGCAGGCGCTGCAGCGCAGCGCCGGATTGGGAGATCGAGCTGCGCAGCGGGAAAGCACTTTCGCTCAGCTTCGACAGGGCTGGCAAAATCAGGGAGGAGATCTGAACGATGCGGGTTATCAGCGGCAGCTGCAAGCAGCTCAGGACTACTATGCCGCTGAGGACAAATTGCGCAGTGACTGGATGGCCGGTGCTTCCAGTGCCTGGAGCAATTATCAGGATCAGGCATCGGATGCCGCCGGCATGACAAAGTCCCTGTTCACTTCTGCATTCTCAGGCATGGAAAACGCATTGGCGTCATTTGTAACGACAGGGAAAGCCGGGTTTAGAGAGTTCACTACGGCGATCCTCTCTGATCTTGCAAAAATAGCGTTGCGAATGGCAATGAGCCAGGGGTTGCAGAGCCTTTTCGGTGCCATGGGTGGTGGAGGCAATAACCCCGGCCAGGTTCCGATGTTTGCGAACGCCAAAGGGGGCGTTTATTCGTCACCATCATTGAGCGCATATAGTGGGCAGGTCGTGAATCAGCCTACGTTTTTCGCTTTCGCCAAAGGGGCCGGCGTGATGGGTGAAGCTGGCGCAGAGGGCATATTGCCACTAAAGCGTGGCCCAGATGGCCGTTTGGGCGTTAGTGCGTATAACACTGCCTCGGCGGGTGCGACCGGCACGGCGCCACAGGTGAATATCTACCTGGGTGGTAACGGGCAGGCATCGCAGCAGCAAACGGCGCCGGGCCTGGAATCGTTTGGGGCTGATATAGGCAATTATGTTTCGCAAAAATATCGTGAGCTGAGGGATAAGGATCTTCGGCAGAACGGGGTATTAATGAGGGCTATTCGCGGAGGGAGGGGCGGATAATGGCACAACTAAAAACGTTCAATTACCGCTCTCGCTACGGTGCTGAAGGGGAATTTGAGCCAGTCATCAGAGAGGTTCGATTTGGTGATGGGTACAGGCAGATAAGCGGCGATGGCATCAACAGCGAGAACGAGAGCTGGCCATTAACGTTTTCTGGGCCGTGGCACTTCATCAACCAGATCGTCAATTTTTTACAAGAGCATGGCGGATATCGTGCATTTCAATGGCGGAATCCGCTTTTTAAATTGGGGCTATACACTGCCGGGCGTTATACGGTAACGCCCACATTTTCTAATGCTCAGGGCAGGAACTATACCCTAACTGTTACATTCACGCGCGCATACCACCCGTAGGAAAAACCATGTCAATTAATGCGGATCTTCAGCTTCTGCGGCCGGGGAGCAAGGTGTATTTGTTTCATGTTGACGGCACCCAGTTCGATGGCCCGGAACTCTTTTTCCACAACTATCCGATCCCCTATACCGAAGACGAATTGAAAGCCAGCGGCGGTGACCCGGCGCTGCTACCGGCCAAATCGATCTGGTGGCAGGGACAAGAGTACAAGCCGTGGCCAGTCGAGGCTGTCGGGTTTGAGGTAACGAGCGACGGGAGTGCACCGACCCCGACGTTAAGTGTCGCGAATCTTAACGGAACGATCTCGGCGATGTGCCTGGCGTATCAAAACATGGCGCAGGCCAGAGTCACCCGGCATTTTACCTTTGCGCAATATTTGGATGCGCGAAATTATCCAGACGGCAACCCAGAAGCTGACCCTACAAAAGAAAAGCTGGATGTTTACTACATTGAAAATAAGACCAGCGAAGACGACGAAGTGATTCAGTTCCAGTTGTCCTCGCCGGCAGACCTGCAGGGGATCCAAATCCCTACTCGCCAAATCCATAGCCTGTGCACCTGGTGTATTCGAGGGCAGTACAGAGGCCCGTCATGTGGCTATACCGGCACAAACTATTTTGATCAGGATGGCAACCCGGTAGACGACCCCTCGAAGGACGTTTGCGGCGGATTACTCAGCGATTGTAAAAAACGCTGGGGCGCGACAGAGCAATTACCGTTCGGGGGCTTCCCTGGCTCGGCATTGCTAAAGAGGTAATGATGCGTAAACAGATAATCAGCGCCGTACTGGCGCATGCGGCCGCGGAGTATCCACGGGAGTGTTGCGGGCTGGTGGTGCAGAACGGCCGTCGGCAGAGCTACATTCCTTGCCGCAATCTGGCACCGGAACCAACGGAGCAATTCAGCCTGGCGCCGGACGATTACGCTGCAGCAGAGGATGGTGGCACGATCGTCGCCATTGTACATAGCCACCCGGACGCCACGACACAACCTAGTCAATTGGATCTGGCACAATGTGATTTGTCGCAGCTTCCGTGGATCATCGCCAGCTGGCCGGAAGGGGATATACGGGAGATAATGCCCACGCAAGGTATCAAGCCGTTGCTGGGCCGCCCTTTTGTGCACGGGTTCTGGGACTGCTACGCGATAATCCGGGATTGGTATCAGCTGGAGCGTGCGATCGCATTGCCGAACTATAAACGCTCGGATGGCTGGTGGGAGCGGGGCGAAAACCTTTACATGAAACTTTACGCCGAGGCGGGTTTTGTGCCGGCTGCGGGCGAGTTGCAGATTGGCGATGTAATCGTTATGCAGGTGCAGGCACCAGAGCCTAATCACGCAGGCATCTATCTTGGCGACGGGATAATGATCCATCACATGTATGGGCAGCTCAGCACGCGCGTTCCCTACGGCGGGTATTGGGCAGAGCGAACTATCACTATTTTGCGTTATAAAGGCTGATCTGCTGCTATGATATTGTGATATTCAGAAAAGGGATATCACGATGAAAAAAATTGTAATTATAGCAATAGCCTCTTTTATTTTATCTGGGTGTATGACGGATCAGCTTGCTAAGCAAGAGCCTATATTTTCAGGGGAAAGCAATAAAACCCCTCAAAAATACACCCAGTGCCTTGCCCCAAAATGGCAAAGCCTAAATCCAACCACAAAAATGATTGAAACTGAGACTGGATATCAACTGTCAGCAGATAATTCATTGGTTGGTGCCGTTTCTCTTGCTAAGGTCAATGAAAGTAGCAATGGAGGGAGTCTGGTAAGTATATATGCGCAGTCACGCGGTATTGGAGACCCTTGGGGTACAGCGGCAAAATCATGTCTTTAAATTCTACCCGCTTCGGCGGTTTTTTTAATGGGTGTATCATGCCAACTTTAATTCCAGAAGTTAAGAATGTCCGTTTATATGGAGTATTGGGTGCGAAATTCGGCCGTGTACATCGTCTGGCTGTTGATAGCCCTCAAGAGGCAATTAAGGCTTTATGTACGGTAATCCCTGGGCTGCAAAATTTCCTTTTAGAAAGTAAAGTTCACGGGCTGACCTATGCAGTTTTTGAAGGTCGTCGAAATTTAAATAAGGATGACCTAACGCTTTCGGCGAATGGGAATGATATTCGTATTGCGCCAGTTATTCTTGGTAGTAAAAAGGCAGGTGCTTTTCAAACTATTCTCGGTGCCGTCTTAGTGGTGGTGGGCGTAGTAGTTGGTGTGATGACTAGCTGGACGGGAATTGGTGGCACAATTGGCTATGGGCTGGCAATGTCAGGGGCATCAATGATGCTTGGCGGTGTTGTGCAAATGCTTTCCCCCATGCAAGGTGGTTTGGCATCACGGCAAGACCCGGATAATAAACCTTCCTATGCCTTTGGCGGCCCGGTTAATACTATTGCTCAGGGTAATCCAGTGCCGATCCTGTATGGGAAGCGCCGCATTGGTGGCGCCATTATCTCCGCAGGCATCTATGCGGAAGACCAGCAGTAATACGGCACACTGATTACCATGACCCGCTGCGGCGGGTTTTTTTACGCCTGGAGAAAATAATGCACGTCATTGAAGGCCGCAAAGGTGGCAGCAGCAGCCCCAGCACCCCAACAGAATCACCTGACTCGTTGCAATCAACTTCTTATGCAAAAATTCTTCTGGCGCTGGGTGAGGGAGAGTTTGGCGGTGATCTCGATGGAACCAGAATTTTCCTCGACGGAACGCCAATTATTTCAGCCGATGGCACCGAAAACTTTCCCGGCGTTCGCTGGGAGTTTCGACCAGGTACGCCGCATCAGGATTATATTCCCGGAATGCCGGACGTAGAGAACGAAATTACCGTCAGCACCGAATTGACCAGCGATCGTGATTGGGTTCGCGCTGTCACCAATACGCAGCTTTCGGCCGTACGGCTTCGCTTTTCTTGGGCGCAGTTACAGCAACAGCAAGATAATGGCGACGTAGTAGGCTACCGCATCGAGTATGCGATCGACGTTGCCACCGATGGCGGCGCCTATCAAGAGGTGTTGCGCACGGCCGTTGATGGCAAAACGACGACCAAGTATGAACGCAGCCATCGTATCGATCTGCTGGCGGCCACAACTGGGTGGCAAGTGCGTGTCCGTCGCCTGACGCCAAACAGCACCACTAACCGGGTTGCCGATAAAATGGTGGTTGAAGCCATTACGGAGACGATCGACGCCAAACTACGTTACCCGGAAACCGCGTTACTGTTTATCCAGTTCGATGCAAAACAGTTCCCCAACATTCCCCAGGTATCCTGCGAGCCAAAAGGGCGCATCGTCAGGGTACCATCGAATTACAACCCCGAGACACGGGAATATACCGGCACATGGGACGGCACGTTTAAGACGGCTTCGACGAATAATCCAGCCTGGATAACCTACGATCTGATGATAAATGACCGGTTCTCCATCGGAACACGGGTAAAGGCCGAAAATCTTGCGCTGACAAAATGGGATTTGTACCAGATCGGGCAATATTGCGATCAACTGGTGCCGGACGGTCGCGGTGGTGATGGGAAAGAGCCACGGTTTCTGTGTGACGTTTATATCCAGTCGCAAGAGGATGCCTGGAACGTTTTGCGTGACATTGCGTCGATTTATCGCGGCTCTACCTTCTGGGCAAATAATGGCATGAATGCGCTTGCTGACATGCCCGCCGATGTTAAATACATTTTCACCCGCGCTAACGTTAAAGATGGCAAATTTACTTATGCCAGCGCTAGCGATAAAACGCATTACAGCACCTGCATGGTGAGCTGGAGCGACCCGGCAAACGGCTATCAAGACGCAATAGAGCCCGTCGCGGAGCCATCACTGATCCGCCGTTATGGCATCAAACAGGCCGATCTGACGGCGATCGGGTGCATTCGAAAGTCTGAAGGTATCCGCCGTGGCAAGTGGTTGCTTCATACCAACGATAAAGATCGCATGGTGTCCTTTACTGTTGGCCTTGATGGCAAAGTACCGTTACCCGGCTGGATCATCGCGGTTGCCGATGAAATGCTGGCAGGGCGTCCGCTCGGTGGCCGTATCAGTTCCGTCGATGGCCGCAACATCACCCTTGACCGTGTTTCCTCGGCTGTGGTTGGCGAGCGTTTAATTTTGAACCTTCCAAGCGGTAAGGCGGAAGGGCGAACCATTGCGGCCGTTGCCGGTAAAATCATTACGGTCACCACTACATACACTGAGCAGCCGGTCGCCGAGGCTGTGTGGGCAATAGACGCATCAGACCTGGCGCTGCAGCAGTACCGAGTAACCGGCATCAAGGAGGGTGATGACGGGGTGTCGTTCGATATTACTGCAGTCGAACATGACCCGAATAAGTACGCCAAAATCGATACAGGAGCGCGGATTGAAGACCCGCCAATTAGCGTTATCCCGCCAGGTGTTCAACCACCGCCGACCAATGTTCAAATCGGCGAATCGTCGGCGGTAATTCAGGGCATGGCCGTGGCCACGCTGCGAGTTACATGGGATCGTGCGGAAAGTGCAATTGCCTATGAGGCAGAATGGCGCCGTGACAACGGCAACTGGATCCCCGCGCCGCGCACTTCAACCCTCGGGTTTGAGGTTTCTGGTATTTATTCCGGCCGCTATCAGGCCCGCGTACGCGCTATAAACCCTTCTGAGATTTCCAGCGTATGGGCCAATGCGCCAGAAATGGTGCTGACAGGTAAGCAAGGAGAGCCGCCGGCGCTGGCCAGCTTCACGACGGTAGGCCAGGTGTTCGGCATTGTGTTGAACTGGGAGTTTCCTCTCGGGGCAGAGGACACGCAGCGGACTGAAATCTGGTACAGCCAGAACTCCGACGGCAGCAATAAAATGCACCTCGGCGACTATGCCTACCCACAGCGCAGCCATACGATGACCGGGCTGGCGGCTGGAGTGAATTTCTGGTTCCAGGCGCGTCTGGTGGATAAGCTCGGCAATACCGGCCCGTGGACGAACTGGGTGCAGGGAACATCGAGCGAAGACGCCAGCGAGGTTCTGGACTACCTGAAAGGGAAGATCACCGAGACTGAGCTGGGGCAGGATCTGCTGGGGCCGGTAGAGGATGCCGGCAAGCTGAAAGATATGTGGTCAGTGAAGGTCGGAAAGACCGTTGATGGGAAGCTTTATACCGCCGGGATCGGCGTCGGCGTCGAGAACACCCCGGAGGGGATGCAGAGCCAGGTGCTGATTTTAGCTGACCGTTTCGCAGTGCTGAACACTGCTGATGGGCAAGGATCAGCAGTGTCTGTGCCATTTGCTATTGAAAATGGTCAGGTCTTCATGAATAGCGCGTTCATCAAGGATGCGGCTATCGATAGTGCTAAGATCGCACAGCATATTCAGTCTTCTAATTGGATAAGTGGGCAGCGTGGCTGGGCGATTAATAAAAATGGCTACGCAGAATTCCATCAAATGACTGTTAGAGGAAGCGTTTATGCAGATGCCGGAAACTTTAATAATGGAACTATCGGGAATTGCCATATTTTAGAAAACTGCGTTATTGATGGAAAATTATCCGCGGCAAATATTGAAGGCGCCATAATGGATGGCTCAATGTTAAGTTGGGGGTCAGGATATACAAATGATAGCAGGATCTTAAGATTTAGTGGTAACAGTGTAATACCGGTTCGTGTGTTTGGACGGATACAGATAACACGAAACGGTTCTCCGCATCCTCATTTTTATGGTGGCGTAAGAAAAAACTCTACAAGTGGTGGTTATTTACCTGAGTCAGGAGGTGGTTCTGACTCTAGTAAACGGGTGTCGATTGTGTTTATTGATGAGTACATTGGAAAAGGACAGCCTATTTTTTGGCAATTGGCCGTAGGGGAGGTTGATCAGTCACCTTCTGCTAGACAATCAACGAGTTTTTTAATCGAACTGTTTTCAACCCCTCAATATACAGCTTTTAGTTTGGAATGATAATTCATGTGAGGGTAGAGATAGTTAAATTAGCATCTCATTAACACAAGTATAACAACCCGCTCCGGCGGGTTTTTTATTGGAGATAAAAGAGAATATGGCTGTTTTAATCAGCGGTAAACTCATTGGCCCGAATGGTGACCCGCGCCCGAATGTAACGATTATGCTGGTGGCGGTAAAAACCTCATCTGCAGTTGTTAAACAGGCGCCGTCCACTTCTACCACCACCGCCGATGGCAGTTATTCATTGTCGGTCGAAGTTGGCACACATAACGTAATGATTGAGGCGTATGGGCGTCCATTCGAGAAAGTAGGGCAAATAACGGTTTACAGCGACTCAAAACCGGGAACGCTTAACGAGTTTTTAACTATACCTGGGCAAGACGAGTTAACTCCTGCAATTGTAGCCATGGTTGACGATATGCGTGCGGCTACGGTTTTATATGCTCAGCAGGCTGGCATTGCTCGAGACGAGGCAAAATCTGCTGCCGAAAACGCACAGAACATTGCAGACGCTAACACTTACCACATCACTCAATCAGATCCAGATGGCACGATCGCTGGTTTGGCGGGAACTCCTGTTGGAAAATATTTCAGAGTTGGCCAAGGCTCCGGTGGCGGATTCAAATATTACCTTAATGACAACGGTGTGGCACTTGAGGTTTCTGAAACAGTTGGGGTAAATGCGTTAAATAATGTCGAGATAAAAACCAGAAATGCTGCTCTATCAGTGGGGTTCTTTAATGGACTATCTGTCACATCCGCATCATCAGATGCAGATGGAAAAACTATCTCAATGACAACGGAAAATGGTGATGTTCACGTTGCAACAAACAACGGTATGCAGTCCGTTTCGGAACTGGGGTATAAATCTAAAAAGTCATTGTCTTATGGTTTTTATAACGGTGAGCAAATAAGACAGGTAATAGTTGATAGTGAGTGGAATACTATTTCACTGTCTACCGATAAATCATCATATGTTAATGATGGAATAAGTCTTGTTGAAATAAAGCCTGAAATTGGCAGTGTTAAAAATTCACTGTCATATGGATTTGTTGATGGAAAACCTGTTGCTAAACTAACGTCTGACATAATTACTGGAGTTGTAATTGACGTTACTACATCAGACGGAAATGTATACTCGATGACTGGTGGCGGATTTCAGAAAGTAACAAATTTAGGTCTAAATAACCCAAAAACAGATGTTATATATAGTGGTTATCAACAGATTTATCTAAATCAACAATCATCATTCTACTACTCAGATCCGGGTGTGGTTTACATTTTCCTCGATATGGGGCAATCGAACTCGGTGGGGCAAGGTTCGGGGGGAGTACCGACAATAGCCGGGGCGCCCGTATATCCTGAAAACGCATTGATGCTAGATACAGGCGTTAGGGCTGTTAGTTCCCCGGCGACTAGCCTGGTTCCACTAATTGAAACTCAAAATGGTCAGCTGAGCGAAACATCGTGCTCCTCTTGGGTTAATCATACAATCCGAGATTTAGAGCAGCTTACAGGGATGCGGCCAACGATATTAGCTATCAATGCAAGCCTTGGTGGACAGCAATATTATAAACTGACGCGCGGACAGGATACTTATAAAAGACTTCAAATAGCATTACAGTCAGCGGTGAGGCTTATAACACAAATGGGGAAAACTCCAATTGTCGCCGCCTGCCGCTGGATGCAAGGTGAAGATGAGGTTGCCATTGATGCCAGAACAAAATACGAGTATGAGTCTCAATTGCGGCAGCTTGAGCGATATGTCACAGATGATGCAAAAAAGATAACGGGACAAGTTGACAGTCCCGTTTTTCTTATTAATCAAATTTCATGGTCTAGTAAATATCCAGAGGGGCTATGGAGACAACCGATTAAACAGGCCCAGCTATTGAGAACCGATAGAGTGATCCCAGTCGGCCCTATTTATCAGTATCCAATGTCTGACTACGTTCACATGAACTCCTGGGGGAGAAATTACCTCGGTCAGTGTTTAGCAATAGCATGTGTCAATGAGGTGTTTGGGGCGTCGTACACGCCGTTGCTGCCGGGGGATTATTACTGGTTAAACTCAACCACGCTTAGGCTCCAAATTTCCGTACAGTACCCGCCAGTCGTGATAGATACTTCAGGAGTGATAGCATTAGAGCAACTTGAAAATTATGGATTTAATTTTGATGATTACACTGACTCACCGCCAGTTATAACGGGTGTATCTACCAGCGGTGCAGACAGCGTTGATATTAATCTGGATAAACCGCCAGCAACATCGTGGCGCTTGGCGTATGCAATGAAAAAACAGGATGACGTAGACCGGGCAGGGCCGATAACCGGAGCACGGGGCTGCCTGCGTGATAGTGCAGCACATCAAAATATTTATGACGCATCAGTAAAAACATATAACTGGTGTCCATCGTTTATCATTCATTCGAGGTAATGAGCTATATGTTGCTGACTAAGACAAACTCGAAAACTTCTTTTTCAGGTGGGAATATTCCCGTTTTTAAAACAACTAAGGCGGAGGACGATTTATTTAATCTCGGAGTTTCCAGCTGGGTTGAAACCGGCGATCGCTTCATCAGAACTGACTCATCCGGGAAAGTGACTGGGTTGCTCGACAGGGCTAATAGTGATGTGCTTATTCCAGTATCAATTGCACCAACTAAAATTAACGCTGGAATTACAGCCTTGCATTTCAATAACACGCCGGTGCTTGGTGGAGTTGATGTTTTTGCAGATACCAACATCCAGACGATTGTCACTGTGATGCGTGCGACTCTGGGTACTGTTGACACGATTATCGGAAGCCAAGCGGCAGATAAAAAACCGCTTATGCTGTTTGTAGATCGCCCTGATGACTCGAAAATGCGTTACCTACAGCATTTCCCTGACAACCAAATTAATTCAACGAAACCGATTAAGGGTATCGGATGGTTCTCGTGCGTGCTGACGTATAACCTACCAAACCCACAGGCAGTGTTTTATGTTAACGGTGAACAGGTAACGGCCCCTGGCCCTGTTACAGCTGCGTTATCTACTGCTGCCGGCGCACGTAAATTGGTTGTGGGCGGTGCTGGCCCGCTGGGCGCGCAGAATCCAGGCACATTCGATTTTGCTTTATCAATCGTCATTCCAAATGTTGACGCATATCGTGATCAAACTGCACTGGCTAAAATTAATGCATATCTGGCCGAGTTCATGCCGCGTCTAACGGCATAACAGGCGAAAAATGATACTAGAGGCCCGCTATGAGCGGGCTTAAACATAGCTGAATGGGGATGAGCATGAGCTAACACTGATGGAATGGATCTCTTAATATACAAAAAAACTATCTTTCTTTACCGATCAATATCCTACCGATTTAATAAAAATCCGAACTTTCCCCCGTCAAAACCTTGCGCATATACTGTATAAAAACACAGTGACAAGGCAACATTATGACTTTCTTTTATCCAACACCAAACCCAACCAAGCTCAAAATCCCGCTGTTCGCCGACAAGGTGCCGGCGGGGTTTCCCAGTCCTGCAGCAGATTACGTCAGTTCGCGCATCGATCTGAACGAGTACTGCATCAGCCATCCCAATGCGACCTATTTTCTCTATGCGACAGGTGACTCCATGCTTGAAGCCGGGATCACTGAGGGCTCTATGCTCGTGGTTGACCGCAGCATTAGCCCAGCCCATGGCGACATAGTGATTGCAAGCATAGCCGGTGAGTTCACCGTGAAGCGCCTCTGTTTGCATCCTCGCGCGCAATTGGAACCCATGAACCCGAAGTATGAGCCGATCCTGCTTCATGATGGCGGCGACGATCTGGAGGTTATGGGCGTTGTTGTGTCTTCGATAACGAGGCTCAAGTG